TTCGTTTGAGAAATATTTAACATCCCAGTCTGAATTTTTTTCATAAGAAGAAATCATGTAATTATTTATATCTAGATTGTCGTATGTAGTCCATATTATTTGTCTAGGTATTTCTGAAAATATTTCTTCTCTTTGAACATAATTATAAAAAGGCTCGTTTCCTATTTTACTCATCTCGTCCCTATATTCATTATACTCTGTATGAACTACAGGCAAATCGTTTAATGTGAATTTTCTTTTAGAGTAATCGTGCTTTAATATTTTTATGCTGTTTAAATCTCCTAAAGGATAATCCTCCTCTTCTAATCTAAAGTTTGCTTTATTAACAACTTTACCCCAAAGAGCTGGGCCAGTGTAGTCTAAATAAAACTCTAATTGTTTTTTATTGCATTTTAAAACAATCCTATCTATTATTTCTTTTAAAGCTTTTTGTTTTTTTGTAGATCCTATAAATCCATTTGCAAGCCACTTTTTAGCCATTGGATCATCTCTAACCACAACCATTTCTCCGCTTATCCATTCATCTAATGGAGTATCACAAATCATATCAGCATCCACATACACGCCTCCTTCTATAAAAAGAACGCAATATCTCCATAAATCTGCTTTAAATGCAGGAGGTATAAGTGTGTAGTAAGCATCTAAAACATCCTTAGAAAAGTTATTTTTTATAAACTCTACTCGTTCTTCTGAAGTAAATAACTTGTACTCCCAAGTTGGATTCTTTTGTTTCCAACTCTCCATTGCTTGTGACATCTTAAATGGAGGGGTGTTGTTTTCCCAGGTTTGAAATATTTTCTTTGGTATCACAATACAACATCTATTTTGTCAACCCATCCATTAGATTTTGAATAAGGCCATATTATCCACTTATAAGGCTTTGGTCCTTGATATTCTTTCCATATTATTATATGATCTTTCTTGAGCCAAGAATTACATGTAGCACTGTCTACGTCTTCTCTAAAAAGAAGCCCGCCTTTTTCATCTTCAAATATTATAGCAGCAAAATCATAATCTGTGTTAGTCAGTTTGCTTGAATCAAATTCTAAAGGATGTCTAAATTTTTGATTAAACGGCTCATCTCTTTTCATTGGTATGTCGTTTCTTAAAACAGAAGGTTGTACGCTTCTATCCGAAAAACGAATACCCATATGATCTTCCCATTGTTCTAGGGTTCTTTCTTCTCCTAAGAAGTATTTTCCAAACGAATTTCTATTACAAGGAGTGCATGGAGTTCCATCAACACCTAATAGAGTTCTGACTCTTGCATGTGATTTTTTATTTCTATCTCCCCATGTTTTATCATCATCCCATTGCTTTGTTCTTCCAGCTCTAGTGTATTCATGCCATGCAATTATCTCATTGGGGTGGAATAAATCATAACCCCATGTCCAAGCTCTTACAGCTATGGATATTTCTTCTCCGTGAAAATAAAGATTAGGATCATGTTGAACTTCCTCAGAAAAAGACCCATCAGCAAATGTAAAATGACCAGAATAAAATCTTGCCGGTATAGGCTCACTAGGAGCTTGATCTAGATAATATGGAAGAAAAAATATAGCTCCTTCTGGTATAAATCTATCAAATTTCATGCCCCATGGAACATTAACTCTTCCTTCTGGATCATTTTTTGGATCGTAAGATGGTATGTAAGATGTTAGTAAAGGTTTTTTGTGACCTTTTTTTCTTAATCCTTCTAGCATGTTTATACACTTAGTGTCCCAACCTTCAACAAATCTATGATGAGAATCTAATTGAAGAGTGTATTTTTCGCCACTGTATTCTTGCTGTATTTTATTTCTAGCCCAACAAGCTCCTTGAGAATCCGTGTGAGGTATATCTAAAATATTAAATCTTTTGTCTTTTTTATATTCGTCTAAATTATCCCACTCATCCTCTTTTGAGTGCTGCCACGCTATGCAGATTTTTAAATTTTTAGGATTATCTGCTTTTTCAAGCAAATCTTTAAGTGTTGGTTTTAGTTCAGCATCTCTATATGACGCTATTTGAATAAAAATACTCTTCATTTGATTTAATTATATATTGTATTTTTTAGAATATATCGTTACTGCAATTTACAATTTTTTATTAGTTTTTTTAAATTAATCCTTATAAACATTCATTGTAAAAGTCTCTATATCAAAACCTTTAACATCGTCAAAATAGTATTCCACTCTTCTAAACGACCCAGATTGAGTTACATTTTCGTAAGTAGGGGGATAGTTAAATGTAGTAGTTCCAAATGATGGAGAAATTATCTCTATACTAGTGAAATTTTCTGGAAGAAAACTATCAGTCTCTCTTTGTATTATTATCCTAAACCTATCCCAAAAAGTACCAGAGTCTGAATTAACTGATTCCATAGATAAAATATCCCAAGCTGGATCTATCCATTGAGTTTTGCTTATTGACCCCCAAAGATCGTCTCCTGAATTATTAGGTCCTGTGTATGAAGCTACATCATAGCTTCCTCCTCGGTAAGATAACTCTGAAGTTACTATGTATTGTTCGCTAGTTCCAGATCCAGATGTTGGAGTTGGAGTCGGTGTTGGATTGGATGCAGAGGTAGGAGTTGGAGTAGCCGTTGGCGTTGATGTAGGTGTTGGAGTAGGTGTTGGTTGAGATCCTCCTTCACAAGCAAAACAATCAGTATAAGCTAATCCTACATAGCTATCTGAAGCTGGAAATCCTAACTCATCTATTATGAAATAACATTTATTATCCGGCATTTTTACTGCTTGTCCTGCATTAAGCTGAACACTGGATTGAACTCCTAAATAGTTTACGTCTGATTCATCGCATGTATTTATTGAATAACTAAAACTTCCCTGAACTGGAGTTGCTGACGGAGTTGGAGTTGGAGTATTTGTCGGTGTTGCAGTCGGAGTAGCTGTCGGTGTTGCAGTCGGAGTAGCTGTTGCAGTTGGAGTTGGTGTTGGTGTAGGTGTAGCTGTAGCTGTAGGTGTAGGTGCTACTTCGCAATTTAAGTTTTGCTGATAGCCAGCTTGAACAATTCCATTTTCAACTACATAAACGTAAGCAAATCTTATTTTTTCAGGATCTCCAGCGCATATACCAAGAGTTGTCTGATCATTAAGTTGAAGAGAAGGGTAAACTCCAGTATAATTAGTAGGCTCTCCAAGTGCGTTATATAATTGATCTCCTGGAAGCATTGGTATTCTTAATACTTTATTTCCTGATTGTAAAGGAACAGAGTTTTCGCTTACACAATCATCACATTGCAAATCAAGTATTTCAGATAAGGTATATGAAGCTATATTTGTATCGCCTATTGCGTAAACTCGACCTATGTCTTTAAGTGATCCAGCATCAACAGTTGGAGTGGGTGTCGCTGTTGGCGTACTTGTTGGTGTATTAGTCGGTGTTTGTGTTGGTGCACTTGTTGGTGTACTCGTAGGTGTACTAGTCGGAGTAGCTGTTGGAGTTCCTGTAGGTGTAGGTGTGGGTGTTGGAGTTCCTGTAGGCGTAGGTGTGGGTGTTGATGTTGGAGTAGGAGTTGGTGTTGGGCAGACTACTTTCTCTACATTCATCATACCGTTAGAATCTGTTGTTATGTAATACATATCAACAACATCTGGATCATCTGAAACATCATAAGGGTCTGCAACATAAACTCCTGCAAAATTAGAAAGAGTAGGTCCTGATCTGTCAAAATCATTCATAGCATACAAGTACTCTCCTGTATTTGGAATATTATCTGTTCCAGATATTACTGGTTGATACGGAGTTGGAGCTGAAACATTGTCATATGAGCAAAGTATTTCAGAAACTTCAGATAAACTTTTAGGAGGGTATGTAGTTATATATCTAGTTACTCCAAATGAGTCTGTAACACTATTATATGTCTTTATCACAAAAGGAACAGCTGTAGGCGTTGGAGTTGGAGTTCCTGTAACTGTAGGCGTTGGAGTTGGAGTTCCTGTAGGCGTTGACGTAGGAGTTCCAGTCGGAGTTTGAGTAGGAGTAACAGTAGGCGTTTGAGTTGGCGTAGGAGTTGGCGTTCCTGTTGGTGTTGGCGTAGGAGTTGGAGTTCCTGTAGGAGTTGGTGTTGGAGTTCTTGTTATACATACATGTATAAACTCCACAATTCCACTTGAATTTGCCCTTACTGTTATTTCTGTTGGAGAATTAGGCAAAGTACTTACACCTGTATGGTATCCAGGTATTCCCCATCCAACAGTGTATTCTCCAGTAGAGCCCACTTCTCTATGATATAAAGTATCCCCTATTTGAGGATAATCAGAGTTTCCATCAAAATAAAATTCTTGCTCCACTCCCAATATAGGATTTGTTTCTTGTGTATCAAACTGACAAAGAGTAGATCCTGGATTTCCTATATAATCAGTTCTGTAAATCCTAGTGTACAATGGAACTTCAGACGTAGCTGTCGGTGTATTTGTAGGCGTACTAGTTGGAGTACTTGTTGGTGTACTTGTTGGCGTACCTGTAGGTGTCTGTGTTGGTGTACTGGTAGGTGTGCTTGTTGGTGTATCTGTTGGAGTTGCAGTTGGAGTTGGTGTTGGTGTAGGTGTTGGACAACCAGTTTCATTTGTATTTGAAACTATTCCAACGCTAAATCCTGAAGAAGTTGTTCCTGTAACTATATATAATTCTGATTCGCTATCCTGAACCCTTGTGTTTATTGATAATGACAACTGATTAATTCCTTGTTCGGTTCTGTATCCAACTGCTCCATCACTACACCTTTCAAGAGAGTAGAAAGATAAAGAAGTTGCTGTTGGAGTCGGAGTAGGAGTAGAGGTAGGCGTACTAGTCGGAGTACTTGTAGGCGTGCTAGTAGGTGTACTCGTGGGTGTTAAAGTCGGTGTGCTTGTTGGTGTAGCCGTAGGAGTAGGAGTCGGTGTAGGCGTTACATCATTATCTTGATAGCACTCATAAGTTTCTTCCCTCCATTCGACAGAATAATCAGATATACTAAGAACATACTGGTCATTAAAAGGATCAAAAGAAGATACTATTTTAGAATTATTGTTTAGGTTATTATTAAACCAACTTCTCATGCCATAGTCTGATATTTTGAAAATACCATTACTATCGCTAAGCCTTAAAACAGCAGATCTTTTCTCATCAGCAAAATAAATACTACCCTGCCATTTAGTTGCAGAATAAATGTTTCCAGTTATTCCATATTCTCCTTGATAAGGTATATCTTGACCTAATATACTTTTGCTCTGACTAACATTTCCTGAGCCATCTGCATTGTATATAACGCTTTTATTGAATAAAACCCTGGAAACTCTATTACTTTGAATAACAGTTAAGTCTCCATTTCTAGATATTATTCTATTGATGTTTCCAAAATTAGCATCAAGATCCTTGTAGTTTGCTAAAGAAAGATTAAATTCATTTAAGCCATTAAAAGATGTGGTGGCTTCATAAACTCCACTGTATGTTAATGAAGAAATCCTAGACACTTGGCTGTAGTTATCTATTGGAACCAATGGTTTAGAATCAATAAGCATTTTTCTCTCATTGAAAGCGTCTGATATTTTTATTGACTCGTAACCATTATACCAACCAAAGGCATTGAAAAAATTTAATTTAATTAATGCATTTGTGTTTCCGTAATCTTGATTTGTATCTCCTTGAAGTCCAATGTGATTTCCATTTAAAATACTATAAGTATCTGGTAGCTCATAAAAAACATCTGATACAGCATTTTTGTAATCTGTTTCAAATATAATTGGATTATCAAGCTCTAGAATTTTAAGAGCTAAATCAATTCTTATTCTTTCATTAGAAGATCCAAAATAATTACACTCTGATAGAATACACAAAAATAAATCTCCAGAAGGATTTATATCCAATACTTCTAAGTTAGAAGAAATATTTCCTCTTCTAAATAAAACCTCTCCAGGATCTTTTGGATGAGAAACTTTTGAAAGTATATTGTCTTCCCAAAACCATTCTTCTAAATTATCATAATCTGCACTTGAAACAAATCTCTGATAAACATTTCCAGATAAGTTATCTACATTAGGCTCTGATCTACTATCATTGTATTCTATTGTTATTATAGCACCAGCTTTTATAGATTCAGAAGAAGAATTTTTGCACTTAAAGTTCATAATTGCTTTTCTTCCATAGGTATCTACACTACCTCCTTTATCCCACTCGTCAGCTCTACTAGATGATTTAGCATTAATAACCCATCTATCGCTAATTTCATGCCCTGTTTGAGAAGAAAATGAAATAGATATTCCACTTGAAAGAGGTATTGTGCCGCTTATTAATATACCAGCATCATTATTATCGTTCCATGGTGAGAAGGAATTTTGTTTGCAATCTAATTCTCTCCATCTTATTTTATCAACATCTCCTTCTTCAAGTATCTCTATTTCGTACCTTTTATCTGTATCACTAGAGTATGTTCCTGTAATATTTATATCATTTAAAGAGCTGCCATAATATATAGCGTCTTCTATGTAAGATATATTGTTTGTAAAATCATTTGCTTGACCATCAGATCTAAATGCGTATCCATCATAAAGAAATGTATCTACAGAGGTTTCATCTAGGGATATTTCTTCGGTATCGACTTTTATATAGTTTCCAGCTTCCTGTATGGTATTTTTTTCAGAGTCGTCTTCTAAGAAGTTTCTTGTTTTATTCTCAGACTCTAAAACTTTTACTTTTGTTGGTGTTTTTCTAATACCTGAAGTATCAGACTTTAGAAACAAAAAGTCTCCTTCTTTTACTTTATTTATGTCTTCTCCTTCGATTTTTATGTAAGCATATACTCCTTCTGTGTAAAAAACAACAGGAGATATTACATCATAATCATTTCTACTTTGCTTTATAAAAAATCTATATCCTGTGGCCCAATCAGGAGCTTGAGATGCTATTTCGACATTTAAACTATTATTCTTGTCACACTTAGTTATAGGAATATGAATATCATTGCCTTCACTTGTGATAGGAGTAGTCATTCTACCTTTTCCATCTAAGTAAGCTAAAGCAACTTCATAGTCCATATTAGACTTGACAGTTCTGTGTGGAGTTCCAGACAATCCGCTAGAAGATGAGTATGTTGTTGTAATAGAAGGCTTTATTTTATTGCCATCGTTAGATATGTTGTAATTTTCTGTGTAGTTTCCAAAAACAACTCTATTGCCTATTACCTCAATAGTTTTGGCTTTTAAAGGAACATTGTCATATAACCTTAAAAGCTGATCGTTACTTATTGCTTTGTATATTTTATTGTTTGTGAAAGAAAAAGTTTGATCAGAGTTGTCGCTCCATTCTTTTATAGATTTATCTATAGTTTCAACTATGTAGGCAGTTGGAGATCCAGATTCTTTTACTATTACCTCTATTTCTTTTACATTATTACTTCCAGTATTGAATGTTATATTTGCTTTATTATATTCATTCAACATAGATTTATTTGTTCCAGAATTATAATCGTATCTGAAATCTTTAGCCATAAATGCAAAATCAGAAAATGGCGATAATGCGCTTATTTCTCCGTGCTCATATATGTATCTATATGCAAAAGATAGAAACTTATCTTCTATATTGTTTTCTTCTTCGTTGTCTGTTTTTAGTAATTCTACAGATGGAGCAGTTAAAGGAGAGTTTTTAATTAAGGAAATATCCTCTAAAGAAAAGTTACTATCTTCTAATAATTTAGCGGATTCTATTTCAAAGTACTTTGGCTCACTAACATTATCTGTTATAAATAAAAACCTTTTTCCATTTTCAATATCATTTATTATAGCCATATCCACAAATACGGCTAAATCAAAACCAAGAACGTTTTCGGTTCTTGTGTCAGATAATACTATAGATGCTTGACCGGAATTTTTAGAAAACTCACAAATATAAGATCCTAAATCAGAAGAAACAGCCCAGTATATTTTATCAGCACCATCATCCTCTATAACTCCAATACATTTTGCATTAGAGCCAAGAGATAGGTTTGACATTTGAGTACTTGACAAGGAGTTTTCTATAGAACCTACATCGGAACCATTAGAATTTGACACCTTAACATTTAACGCATCTCTATATTCTCCTTTAGGTACAAGTCTCTCATCAAGATCCTTGTTCATCTTTCCAGATGTAAATAAGTTCTTTAGTTTCCCCATTATTTAATCCACTTGTTTCTACCCCTAAGCGCTTGAATCATGTCCATTGGATGAATGTCCATCATTCTTATTTTAGTGTTCTTAAGAGCAGCAAACGCCTGTCTTCTAACTCTATTTACGATGTACTCTTGAACACCGAATTTGTTCTTCAGCACTTCGTGTAATATGTATTTATAAAGGTAATCTTCTGCTTGCTTGTGCACTTTAAGGTCAGACTCATCGTTTCCAGATAAACCATCAGTTATATATTCCATAACTATTAGTTTGCCAACAGAATCAGAACTAAATCTAACAACACCTAGCTTTTTATTTATATTGTATGTTCCATTTATTGTGGAGTTAGCGGTATCCATACCAAATCGACCTCCATAAGCAAAGCTGTAGGCAGAATCATTTAAAGTATCCTGCGTCTCAGAAGTTTGCATATTTCTAATATCCATAAGCGGAGTGCCTTCAAGAGCATCTCCAGCTTCAGAAAAAAGTACGTTACCTTGGTCATCTTGTAAGTAAGCTTTGTCTACGCTAGTAGTATAATTTCCATTGATCATTGGGTGAAGTTTTCCTTCTCCATCAACCCAAGATATTCTAATCATTCTGACATAGTTCCTAGGAAGCGTTATCTGAAGAGTATCTGGCATTTCCAACTCTAACGCTGAAAAATCATTTAAAGCATCGTAGTGAAGCTCCTGAAGCCCTCTTTTGGCATGGAAGACTACATCAAATCTAGATATGCTATTAATAAGTTTATCATCTCCTACATTAAACAACATAAAGTTATTTATAATGTCAGACATCATAACATACTGGTCTTCTCCCCAGTTAGATGAATTTTGATAATATTGTTGATCTGTTGTAGCCATCTATTACGAGTTTTCTTTTTGGAATTCAGCTGCATCTAATCCAATAGCCGCTTGAGTTATTTCTGGTTCTCTTATTGTAAGTCCAGCTAATTTAAGTATCTCTAAAACCAAGTTAGGCTCATCTTCTGGAGCCAATTCAAAGTCTTGATAATCACCAGCACTTGGATTAAATATTGGATTATCAGCAATCATGTTATATGTCCATTTAGGATCTCTAGGTGTTCTAACATAAATCAAAGTCATATCATCCGTTAGTGTATCTGGCTTAATGTAGTAGTAATCATTTTTATCTACATACACAGGAAAGTTAGCTGAAGGAGCTGTTAAGTTGGAGCTATATAAGTACATCTCCTTGCTTTTTGGAACCATGTCTAGCTCTTTACTTCCATATCTCAAAGAAACAGGCTGATACATGTCGCTAGGCTTTATATAGTATCCAGAAGTTTGTGCTATGTCAGACTCTACTGTAAATTTTTCTATGTTAGATCTAAGAGCAGATAGTCTATCTCCATAGTCTAGACTTAATCTTCTTGCATTTTTTAAAGCAACTAGCTTTGAGTACTCACTAAAGTACTGGTCAAAAATTAACTGTTGAGCATGCTTAGCGTATAAGTTAAATTGCTCAGGCGTTAAATACCCCCTATTCTCCTTGTTGAGAGCGGTAAGTACTGTATTTCTAACATGGTTTATCATCTGAAAATCTTTGATACAAAAATACAAAAAAAAAGGGAAGACTATTTAGTCCTCCCCTTTCGTATAGTAGTATCGGTGGAAATACTACAGTTTGTTGGTAAGTGACTGAAGAACATCAAGTCCCTCGTCAGTTTTAAAGTATACCGCTAGTGCAGAGAAAACATTCTCACCGTAAGGAACAGTGATTATCTTAGTCTTCTTAGCATCATTCCAGCATACGGTTCTATTATCATCTTTGATAAAAATCAATCCCATTTCGTTAGCTCTAACAGCTACGTTTCTAAGCTTGATGTTTTCATCATTAGTTAGACTTAAAAACTCTTGTGGATTCTTTCTAGCAAATAAAAGCATATCTCTTCGGATCTCATTAGATGCCATATCGGATACTCTTGACTTTAAAACTACTCTAGCGATAGCTTCTAAGTCTTCAATTTGCATTTCTCTAGCTGCATTCATTGCCTCTAGTTCTGCTTCAACATTGTCTATCTCTGCTTGAGCTGATTTTTCTGCATCAAACTCTAAATATACCTTATCCCTGTCTGGGTGGTATAGAGATAAAAATTGTTGTAGTAATACGTTTTCTTTATTAACGATAAGCTTACCATCTCTAAAGATTACTGCTGGAAGCGTAACATCTCCGTATTGCTCATCTTCAAACACAGAAGTTTGATTGGTAGCATACCTAAGAGATCTGTTCATTGTTCCGTCAAAATATTGTAAGGGTTTATTTAGGTGGTGTCTAGAACGTAAGATGTAGTTCACAGGTGTTGCACCTCCTTTTAAGACATAGATTCTGTCTTTAACCTCCCACTTAGGGGCGGCTGATGTTTTTTTTGTTGCCATTATAATTAAAAATTAGATTAGATTAAAAAAGTAAGAATTACCCCCGTCAGTACAACGAGGGTAAGTCCTACAGTAAATATTACTTCATTAAGATGAAGTTGTTTGCACCATGTACACATAGAGCTCTTTCAGATAAGAAGTGAACGCTCATTGCATCCAAGTCAGTGTTAGAAGCTCCACCAGCAGAACCAACAACCCAAGACTTATACTTTCTGTCTTCAGCTTCTGATTTTCTGTATTTAATGTGTAAGAAAGGACGAGTTGCATTCTTTCCTAAGATTTGATCGTAAACAGTAGTTGTACCAGCTGGAACAATAACTCCGTCAACACCAGCAGTTAATCCTCCTGTAGTTGCATCGTTTAAGTATTTCCAGTCAGTTTTGTAGAAATCATATCCTAAGTTGAAGCCCATGAAGCCTAAGTTTAATGCCATAGACTCATCGTTGTCAAATAAACCGTAAGAAGCAGTAGAAGCTCCACTGTTGTTTTGAGCAGCAAGTACGTTGTCAATCTCGAAAGATTTAGTTCTGTTAACGAACATTACGTTTTCTTGGATTGCTCCTTCTTTGTCAAGAACTTTTATTAATTCTTCTAAATCTCCTCTAGAAGCGATAGAACCAGTAGCAATATTTCCTCTGTTTTCGATTTCGTAGAATAAACCTTTTGTTCCTTTGTATCCTGCTGATTCAGCACCAGAAGATGAAGCTGCTGGACGTCCTTCGATCAAAGATAACTCTAGGTAATCTTCGAAACGTAATCTTGTTTCGTGCTCAGATTTTAAGTACCATAAGTATCCAGTTGCACCGTTCTCAGTAGTTACTTCAATCCATCCGATTTGAGCCATGTCAGAACCATTAACCTCGTACTTATCTTTGATGATAATTGGGTTGTTAGTTAAGATGTCTTTTGGAGCCTCTAAAGATCCAACCATTCCAGCTGTACCTTTTTTGAATTCAGCACCGAAAGCAAAAACTTTTAATCCAGTTGTATCTAAAGCAGCAGCCAAGTTAGCGTTCTCGTAAGAAGCAACTGTGAAAGTATCAGTAGTTACACCAGTAATTAAAGCTTTTTCTTGTGTTCCATCACCATCAGTAATAACTACTGTTTGGTTAACACGGAATGGGTGTCCAGCAGAAGTAATTACATCAGCAGATCTGGTAGCACCAGTTACAGCTAAATGCAAACGTCCTTGCTCTGCCCATTGGATTACGTCAGAAGCGAAAGGCATTTCAGCTCCGACCATTCTTAAAAAAGAAGATACAGATCTGTTTCCGTATTTTTCAAATTCTTTTTCGTAAACGTCTGGTAAGTACTGTGATGTGAACTCGATGTCAGATCCCAAGTAGTTACTTGATAATGTTGATTTTGATGGAGAAGGAGTTAATGCTCCTTGTACTCCAGAAATAGTTACACTCATTTTTGTAAGTTTTTAAGTTTTAGCGTTTTCTAATTTTAAATGAGAAATCCTCACCAGAATCAACTACTCTAAACTTAGTACCCTTAACATCTACGGTCTTATTATCTCTAACAGACATATCTATGTTTTTGGTTTCTTTAACTAATCCTCCTGTTGCATCCGCAACGCCTTGCTCATAAAAGTGCTTAGCTAATGCATCTACGTTAGAGGCAGCAAAGATTGCCTTGTGGTACTGGGAAGCGTCTTTAACGATACCATTTTCATCTAAGTGTTTGCTAAAGAAATTGGAAATATCCGATTGTTCTTCTTTAACTTGACCTACATCTTTTGGCTTGAAAACTTGCTTCTTATCCCCTAAGTTAAATTCAAAACCTTTGAAATCCTCATTGAATAGTTTGTTTGTTTTCTCGGTAAAGGCGTTTGACCTTTGTTGTTGTAGTTGAGCTTCTTGTTCAGATTGCTCTTGGTATTGACTATAGAAGTTAAAAGCCTCTTTGTAGTTCTCTGGAATAGAGGTCGTGCTTGACTCAAGCGGCGCCTTGTATTTTTCCTTCAAACCTTCAAAGTGATTTCTAGCTTTGTATAGTTCTTCTTTATAAGCTAACTTCTTTTTTCTAATATCAGAAGGCTCATCTAGCTCTTCATCATAAGAAAAATCTTCAGACAATATTAATTTAATATCCTCTTCGTCAAGATGTGGCTTTGTTTCCTTGTAGTACTCAGTTAAAACAGATGAATCGTTTACTTTTGTCCAATCTTTTTGCAGATTAACAAAATCATCGAAACCTCTACCTGTTTCTTTTTTATACTCCAAGAACTTTTCTACATCTTCAGATAGCTCTTGTTTTTCAGTTTTTCTAAGATCGTCTATAGAGCTAAGCTCTAAGCTATGTCTTTCTTTTAAGTAAGATAATATACTACTATCATCTAACTCAAATTTTTGAGGTTTTTCTACCACCTCTTCAGTAGCTTCTAGTTCTTTTACAATCTCTTGCTCAGGCACTAAATCTACTTCTTGTTGTGGTTGTTCTTGAATAGTTTGCTCTTGAACAACTTCTTCTTGAACTTCCATCGCTTGAACTTGTTCTTCTTGAACTTGTTCTTGCTTTGGTTCGATTGGATTACCATCGGCATCCAACTCCCTAAGTTTCCATTCCATATGATTAAATTTAATTTAGCGCAAATATACAAACATTAATTACATGCCTATCATACCCTATAATCCCGACCCTAGTGAGTCCTGACCATCGAAGTCAATAGGATCTAAATCCTGCTGTCTTTGCTGTATTAATTTCGATTGTTGAGATGCTTGCTTAGCAGTTCTCTTATCTTTTCTATCCTCCTTGTAAGCTTCTTTGCTTAGTTGAGACTGTATTTCAGCTCCTTTGATCTGACCATCCATGCTTTTCTGCAACTGAATCAATCTAGATTTAAGCTCAAACTCCATTTGCATTCTTTGAGACTCTATTTCTGCTTCAAGCTGTATTAACTGAGCTTTTGCTTCCATTTCAGATAAAGCAGTTTGTTGTTTAGCTTGTTCAGAAACTAATGATGCTTGCTGATTTGCTTCAGCTTGCAAAGCAATGTTTTGTTGCTGTCTTTTTTGATCAAGTTTTTCTTTCCTTCTTTTTCTTACTTTAAGTAATTGAGAAGCTATCTTAACATTCTTAACGCCTCTAATATCAATAGCATCATCTATATCAATCTTTCCAGCACTAAGTGATGTTTGAATGTTTTGCTCTAGCATATTTCTTTCTTCCTCATCTGGATGAAGCTCTATGTAAATACCAAAGTCATGTAAGTGTAGTTCTTTTATTTCATCTAAAATATCCACACTACTTCTTCCGATGTTCTTAATAAAGTCTTCTTTCATGTCAGAATACTCTAAAACATCAGAAACTCTATAACTAATACATTCGGCTAACCTTTGAGTTAAAAACAATCCTGCTTTTAATACATGTCTTGTTGCTGTGTTAGAATTTAACGCAGCTAACTTTTGAACGCCAACTAAAGCACTTGGATCTGGAGTACTACCATCTCTCGCTTCATTTAAGCCCGTTACAGAGCGTATCATGTTTAAGTTATAGTTATACATGTTTATCAAAGAAGAGATCTTTGCATTGGCTCCAGAAGACGTTAACTCTTGTACTGGAATTTTACCATGATTGTATTCTCCTTCTTCATTATAAGATCTACCTATAACTGATCCTGTTTGAAAATACATGTTTAATGCCTCTTGAGGAGTGTAGGATGCGCCGTTGCCTAAATTAATAGAAGAAAGACCATCAATATCCATATAAACACCGTCAGGCATCATTCTAGATGTTACTTGCTGTAGTTTTAAATGTAGGAGCTGTATTTGATCTGCAAAAGGAATCATTCTTTTAACTAAAGAATCAATTTGCCCTCTATACATTCTAGGAGCAGTAACAATAAATGGAGCGTAAACCCTTTGAATAGAAGACTTTGGTCTAACCATGTTCTTCATTACGTCCCATTTAAGTATATAATTAGTTCCTAAAACGAGAACACCTTCATACCAAACGTCAATCTTTTTAGAAAGCTTTTCAAATCTTGCCTCTTCAGTCTTTGGTGGATTGAAAGAATCATCTTTTCTTAAAACCTTTTCTCCTCCTGTTGCGGTAATTTTCTTTTTATATACAATAGTTTTATCAGTCTTGTATGAAAAATACAGTAGAGTGGCTGTATTGTGATCAAAATTGTCAACTTGGTATCCACCTCTTGTTCCCTGATAAGCATCCCATTTGCTAGACATCTTAGATATTTCTTTTATATCTTCAGTAGTCAAGCTGGTATCTATCTTTTTTAATTCAGTTATGTTCACATTTTTAACTTCACCAAAGTAATAGCAATCTTCAAAGTTAGGATCCTCAGTAGGACTCCATATTAAGTTAGCTGGATCAACATAATCAATCTTTATTCCATCGTGTAAGTTAAACGAATGCCTTAAGGCTGATATTCCAAGTACTGTAGCGTCTTCATCTATTTGCCTTTTTATAAGCTCATAGTTGTTTTGATTCATTACAGTTTGAATTACTTTTTCTTCAGCTATTTCAATATCATCTTTGTAATCAATTTGCATGTGCAAGTCAAGCTCATCAGCATTTTCTGGAAGAGAATCAAGATCTTGAGAAAACATATTCTGACCAAGAAGCTCTCCTATCTCCTCTAAATCGTTCTTACTAAACATTTCAGTTTCTATACGGTTTTTGTATAGAGCTTTTTTGTTTGAAGATATAGAATCAACTGCTTCTGCTTTAACATCAAAAAGTCTGTTAGACATTCCGTTTACTACAATGTCTACGAACTTTGGAACAATAGGCACAGGAGTCCAATCTAAGTTAAGGTAAGATATGTCTCCATTAATAGAAAGCTCGTTCTTGTACTTCTGTACAGACTGCTCTCCCATTGCATAGGTTCTTAATTTATGATATGTATCACGGTTGTTATAAAACCTTGAAGTTCCACTTTCTTTCCTGAACCATTCAGACTCTATTGCCCTTCCAACTATGAGTCCATAGTCCTTTGAAGACTTCTCAGAATCAGATGCTAATTGATCAGGGAATCCAATGGCGTAATTCACTGGAGATTTATCCATATTGTTACTTAAGTATTGAGCTAACTAAACCGTTATTATTATACTTTGCAAAGTTAACATTTATTATTTTATTAGTTTTCTCAGGCTTTATTAAGTACTTTTGGTTAGCCATAATAGCTAAACCCGAAGAAACAGTAGCATCAAACTTGGTTCTTTTTGCTATATCATAGTTAGCCCAGTCTAATAAAGTCCTTGTAAAGTACATGTTTCCAGAGCCTTTCTCTGAGTATCCTACATTTTCTTCTATGTAAGATTCGATAGCTTCTGCATGTATTGATATTACAGCAGTAGATGAAGGTATACCCCCTAGTTCTTTTTCTGCTTTAGATAGATCGTTTTTGTGTTTGTCTGGTCTATTTATGCTCCATTTTCTATAACCTCTGTTCTTTAAGTGATATAAAAGCCTTGGTTTGTTATTCTCCACAAGTATAGGCATTCCATAAAACACCATAGCCATTAGAACATCTTCGTAGAATAACTCTGCTGTTTGTGGCCTAGATATGTACTCTAAAAAAAACATATTAGATGGTCCTTCAAAGTTAAGCTTAGTCATTCCATGTAAAGCTCCGTTAGATCCACCACCACCTACGGTTCCAGATATATCATAACTATCGCATCCAAACGCTCCAATGTGTTCGTTACCTGGAGATTTAACACCATTGTTCATCACAATTCTATTCCTTAGTTCTGGTTTTGGAATCCAAGAAACAAAAAACCTGCCTCTATTGTCTGGAGTCCATATAACTTCAGTATCTCTCTTTCCGTCTTTCCAAGAAAAGCTACCACGCATAACAGCCCTTTGACCTTCTAATCCATCGTTATAGTCTATCTGCTCGTATATCTTTTGTAGGTTAAATAAACTATTGTTTGCTTCATCTCTAAAAGCATGACCTTCTGTTCTGGGGAATTGTCTATAAAACTCGTTTAAAGCGTCTGGATCGCTTTTAAGAGACTTTACTTCATTTTCCCAGTAATCTATCACACCACCAGAGATAACGTCTCCAAAGGCGTCAAAAACAGGATCCTCGGAGTTTCTGAAGACTGGTTGTCCATATCTATCTATATATCCTTCAAAATTCCATTCCATAGGAATAAAAAGCGAATACATTCCAGATTTAGTTTGTCCGTTTTCGTTTCTTTCTGTAACGTCTGAATCTTCGTATAATTTTTTGAAATTAGCGCCACCTTTGTCTAGAGCGTTTGATGTAGAGCCCATTATGCACTTACCTACAATCCTCTTACCTAGTCTTAATGTTGTTTTTACAACTCTCCAGTTATTAAGTATATTATCTGGAGGCAACCACTTACCTGATTCATCGTGTATTAAAAGTTTAAGTTTTTCACCATCGTAGGAGTTATCACCGGTGTTCTTCCAGTCGATGGTCGAATCAAGTCCCTGTAATTCAGCTTGGGTATCGGTTGTTTGAACAATGGACTTTCTTGTAAGCTTTGAGGCGGGGA